CTTTTCTTTTTAACCTTATCAGCATTGAAGGCCATATCAAGTTTCTTAATACTGAATTCTATATTATTCACTTGATTATAGTTAACTGCTTTTTCCACGCAGCATCTGTACTCAGGCCAGAAGCGTTGTCCTAATTTTACATCAACTGTTTTAATCATAAACTTGGATACCATAAATCCAAATGTATCTGCATCATCTTTCTTTTCGAATACATACATATAGAATCTACTAAATTCACTAACTACCTCATCTAAAGGTCTTACTGGCATTAGCAAATATCCATCTGTATATAATTCTTCTGATATTAAGCATACCCAGTATTTCTTTTTTCCGGGTTTTACTTTATATCTAAACCTTTCTTTCAGTTTTGTGTGCATCCATTCTGGTACTCGGTTTAAAAGGTATTTAATGTATATCTTGTCCTTCTTATTCAACCGCCTTTTAAATGCAGAAGGCTGTTGTAGCATTCTTGGTAGAATCCTAAAGTTATTCCACCTATCGAACTCTAGAATTAACCTCATTGAATCTAAGTCCCAGGGGTCTTCTGATTCTTTGAGTCTTTTCATATTTCTTTCGATATTACTATTGCTTACCTTTGAGAGTAAGTTAGAAGAGTCTCCAGTATATAGACTAGCTTCTTTCCTTGTTAATCTCTTTTCAATACATCCTTCAATAAAATCACAAAAGCTTCGTTCGCAAGGGCAGTCAGGTCGAAAAATAGAAGTGTGTAACTCGAAAAAATCAGAGAATAATCTGAAGAACTTTTCTGACCTTTCTCTGATTTCTAAATACTTGTAATGTGACAACTTTAAAATTTCACCAGCTTCCCATGAGGATTTGCTTTCTGATAACTGAAGGAATAAAGACTGCCTCTCTATTTCGTTTAAGCAGTCCCAAGCTTTCTTCTGAGCATCGTTCATATTAATTCCTCCTAAAATCCATTATTCTATCTATTGATTCACTTGTTATCTCATTTGGGTCATAATCTTGGGAGTTAGCATATAACTTATCTGGGTCATAATTCTGGTACACGCTATAGATTACGTTATCAAAGGGTAACCATATTTCCATTTTACCCATTTCCGGATATAAAAGAAGTTGTACCATTTTATTTATGTGGTCTATACCTAATACCGTAGCATCTATTCCTTCGTAAGGATAACCTTTGAGTACTAAGTAATCGCCTATCTTAACATTCATCAAATCGTCTACAGAATATTTCTTTCCTTCTTTTGCCATCCTCTTAAACCTTTTAACATCCTTTCTGGTACATGTAGCTACCAATGAGAAATCATCAAAGTCTTCAGAATTATCTATTCTAGCTTTCTTCTTTCTTTCATGAAGAGTCTCTGTAGACTTTAACCAAGTTCTTATACCTGATATACTTCTCTTCAGTTTGTTTAGAAAAGGTCTAGAGTACGCTAACTCTGTAGGCATCTTGATAAAACCATAATTGAATAAGATAGGTACTTCTTCGAATATCATCTTACCCTTTGCGGTTTTCTTTAAAACGTTTATCGTAGGGATAATGGCACGTACTTTTTTATATCCCTTTTCTTTAAGTTCTTTATTAATGTTCTGATAATACTTTCGTTCTATGTAGAAAATACAATAAGAATAAGGGATACGTTTCATATTATTTCTTTTTAATGATTAACTTAGCTTGCTTATGTACTTGCTTATAATTAACATTCTCCAGAATATCACTTGCAAGAAATACATAAAGATTAACTGAAGTACTGATTGACATACTGGGTTTTTTAGATTGTACCCATATAAAATCTCCCAGAGTACCAGGTCCCCCTTCTACTACAAAGAAAAATTCATTTGCAGGCATAGAGTTATACCTCATACATAATATAGGGAGTTTATTTGCCCTTTTAGCATCCTTACTTGCTTGTTCCCAAAATCTTAGGATATCACAAGTTTTGTTTCCAAGCAGTACATGTTCGAATTTGATATCTTTGTAATTTTTACATTCGATAGATATCTTACAGCGATGAGCATGTTTTTCATCTGTACAGGTTAAATCAGAAGTGGCATCCTTATTAGAATGCCAAGCTCCTGAACCTGCCCGATTCCTTTCAAATTTGAACCCAGTCCACTGAGTAAACCAGGCTCCTATTTTTCTTTCAAATCTGTTTCCTTTATTTTTTGAGTTCATAGGTTAATGTCTTGTAGTTATAACATTATAGTAAATTATAACTACTTAGGCCATTGACTTTTTCGACTTGCAGGATTTTCGTATTTGATAGAGGAAGAGAATCTAAATGAGTAATTAAGAATAGGGTTTTATCTGCAAAAGTATGTCTGATTAAAGAGGTTACTACTTCTACATTATCAGAGCTTAATGATTCGAATACCTCATCCAAAAAGGCAAGGTTTATACCCTTAGACATTGTAAGAGATTCATTCATTGCAAATGCCATTGCCACATTTACCAATTGTTTTTCTCCACCGCTAAGTTCATCGTAATCAATAATTTGCCCATCTCTTTCAATTAAAGTAAAAAATTCTTTTCTAGCAGTACCCAGGTCTATGTTAAATTCAATCCTAAATCCCAATACTTGAGAGTATTTATCAAGGGTTCTATTTAACATATCCAGTGATGAATCGAATAAGTAAGCCTTTATTCCGTTGTTACCGAGAGGGTCATTGATTAACCAATTGTAGTTTTCTAACTCCAACTCTTTATTGTGGTAATCCTCATCTACCTTACGAAGAGTTTTTCTAATCTCTTTAAGTTTCTCTTTATATTTAGGAGACATAACCTTAAGTTTCTCTTGTTTGAGCTTTTCCAACTCCTCGTCAATATCAGCAATATCAGAAGCAATATCATCGCATTCTTTTTGAAGTCTCTTATACTTCTCATTCGTAGTTCTCAACTCATCCAATCTACCCAGAGCATCCTCATATTCTTCTTGTAGTTTGTCTGAGTTTATAATTGCTTTATAGATAATATCTACGCTCTCTTTAGCACGTTTGTAGTGGCCTTTATCTAACTGTATCTTGAGTTTCTTTACAAAATCCGGTAATGATACTCCTGAAATATTACGGTTGTGTTTTATTTTAGATTTAAGACCATCTACATAATCAGTATGTTTCTTAATCTTAATCCTAAGACTCTGCTCTACCTCGTCCTTAAGTTGTTGCTGTTTTTTAATAAGTTGCTTAGTTAGGTCTTCCCTATCTTTCTTTAATTCTCTACGTTCTGACTTTATTTTTTCTTTGAAACCTTTCTCTCTATCACGTAAATCAAAGTAAGCTTCCTTATTTGCTTCAAGTTCTTTCTTTAATAAAGCAGATTGGTGTTCTACTTCGTTTGCCTGAGCTAATAGGTTATTTTTATCCTGCATAGCTATACCTTTGGCAATGTTAAGAAATTCTAAATCAAATACTTCTTCGAATATCTTCTTCTTATCTGAATTAGATTCTTGTATCAATCTTTTAATACCCTGCCCAAACATAATGGAGTTCATGAATAGAGTATAGGATAAACCAAGTTCTGCATTAATGGCATCTTGGAGTTTATTCTTACCCTTTACATTCACTACCTCGTTGTCTTTCATAAGGATAAGCCTATCTTTACCTTTAGCTCCATCCTCAAGAACTATATTGCATTTCTGGCATCTGATAATTTTATAGATATGTTCTCCTTTTTGAAAGAATACCTCTACCATTACTCCCTGGTAATCTTTAGGTCTTACCTTTTCCCAGGTAGTTACTTCTGATACTCCTTTTAGGTTTTTACCATATATTGCCCATACCAATGCCGATAAGATAGTTGATTTACCTTTACCATTCGGTGCCTTGATAAGTATGGTACAACTTGGGTTTAAAGGTATATGTAGGTTTTCTATTGAACAGAATCCTACTACGTTCATTGTTGTAAATGTTAACATGATTCAGCTTTTTTAAGTATGTCAATCAGTAGTTCTTTCTTATCTTGTTCAGTTATACCTTTTTCCTTAAGATACTTCCTTGCTAGAGCTTTCTTAGAAAGTTGCTTAGTAATTTTATGGTTAGTATTTACTAAGTTACTAGTTTTCTTAGGTAAAACGGTATAATAATTGCCATCATCCTTAATACCCTCTTCGGATTCTACATCTACGAATTTAGGGAATTGCTTAAGGTGTACGAATTGCATTGATAAGTCTGAATAAATCTTCCAATATCCTAACTTACAACCTCTATCGGTTCGCCTTTGATGATTAGGTGCACCTATCATATAAACCTTCTTTGATAGTCTTTGAGGTTTATGTATATGACCACATAATACCAAATCAAATCGATTCAAGATATTTACATTGAGATTTTCTACAGAATCAACTTCCCTACCGTCGGTATCCTTTGCTCCAGGATAGTCAGTATGAAGAAGAAGTATGTTCTTTACATTCTTATCTAATTTGAGTTTCTTAAGATATTCACTTAGACCCACATTATTATCAATGTAAGGAACCCCATAAATGTGGTAATCTCCATAAGAACACCATTTGATTCTAGTTAGATTAACACAGCTCATAAAATTCTTATGAAATACAAAAGGCCATCCCTTAGTTATCCTATCAATACGATTTACAGATTTCAAATCGTGATTCCCGTCTATATAAATCATTTTGAATTTTGGGTAGTTACTCTCTAACCTATCAAATTGTTCAGCAACGAATATTGCTAAATCTTGGTCAATTGATTCTGGCTTATGAAATAAATCTCCACAAAACAAAGCAGGACATTTGTACTTTTCACATTGACCTGCAATAACGTCAAGGACCTTGATACTATTCAAGGTCCTATTGTTGTTCTCATTGAATTTTGCCCATAAATTGATGTGCAAATCCGAGAATGCTATAAATACTACTTCTTTACTCATGAAGAAAATCAATAATAAGTTTCTTACGAATATCCAAATTAGCTTCTCTTATACAGAGAACTTTAGTTTCACCATATATGGATTTGATTACTCCCTCTGTTGCACCGTATTCCAAGAGTTGATTCTTAAAAATGTTCTTATAAATAGAAGATATTTCCTTAGTAGGTAAGAATCCCCACAAGTTCAATACGTTATCCATTATAGAAGATATTAAGAACTGGAAGTAATTGTTATCTATTCGTTTACCATTATCTTCCATAACCCATTCCTTTACCATGGCAGTAGTAAAGTCTAATAGGATAAGATGAGTACATTGTTGATTGAGTAACACCTTGCAAATTTCGAAAAAGTGTTCCATTTCACATTTAGGAACATTCTTGGCTTGCTTGTAATAGAAATAGGCAGCTAAATCAAGATAGCTTCTATCTGTAACAAATCTATCCCTATCTCTGAACATTTTGTTTCTTAGGTTCATTACCTGAAAATCTTCGAGTAACAAATCCTTTGAATCCCTTTCTAACATCTCTTTATGAGACATATCCTTTGTTTTAGGTATTAAGTCTGATACACTACCAGATATAAAATCCAATACTGGAGGGTATTCTGTTACATCAAACTTAATCATCCCGGGAACTTCTTTTGCTAAAGTGGTTTTCCCAACTCCACTTGCACCTGCAAACATTATTTTCATTCGGATAACTCTTTAAATGGTTTAATAAATTCTTTAGTTAGGAACGAAGCAAGAGAATACTCTATGCACAGTTTCCTAAATTTATCATAGTTGAAAGTCTTCTTTCTCTTGAGAGGTATCTTATCTAAAGGGACATTACCTACAAACCAGAATAAATCAATCAACTTACGATTCCTTTCCCAAGCTTCTTGGTACTCTTTATTAGGTTTAGCTTCCAAGTATTTGTAGATTGATTTATACTCATCTAATATCTTTCTTGCAGTTACTGGACCTATACCTTTAAAACCAGGGATATCATCGGAAGTATCACCTACCATTGCAAGGTATTCAACTGTCTCATGGGAATGATAACCGAATAACTCCTTACAATTATCCATTCGAATAACTTCGTCTTTTCTTGGATTTAATATTCTAACATTTTTGTTTAGCAGTTGATTAAAATCCTTATCTGATGATACCAAGATTACATTATCCGAACGATAAGTATTAATAACTAGGTATGCTAAGAAATCATCTCCCTCATATTGAGTTTTATTCCTTTTATCAAATATATAAGAAATTCTTAGCATACCCAATATCTTCATTATGATTGCCTTTTGTATTTGCAAGGATTCATAATCAACCGATATATTTTTTCTGTGTCCCTTATAGTTGGGCAATAACTTATTTCTTACCGGTGAATGACCGTTATCAAAGGTTATAACTACTTCGTTGGGTTCAAACCTGGTAAAATACATGTGAAGTGATTTGAAAAATCCAAATATTGCTCCACTTGGTTTACCGTCTGTGGATTTAAGTTTCTCGAACTTGTGAAAAGATTGATGGAGAATGTTCTCTCCATCAATCAATAATACTGTTTTCTTACTCATCGTCTTCCTCCTCGTCATCTGATTCGTTAAATGATTCATATTCTACTCCATCTACTGGATATAAATTAGTAGTCAATGCTACTATCTTCTTTCTAGTTGTACCGATAGTATTTATCTCAGCCTTCTTTAATAGTTTACGACGAAGTTCATCATCCTCTTCCAAAAGCTTTTGGAATTTCTCTTCACCTCTTGCAAGAGTTTTTCCTTTGAACTTATATACTCCACCTGAAGATTTTTCTATGATATCATTTTCTACCAATACATCCTCAAGAGCATAGCATCTATCAAAACCTACTTCATGGAACTTAGGATTGAAGTAAACCGGGCACTTACTGATTGTAGGTCTTGGAGGAGCAACTTTATTTTTAATAAGTCGGATTGTGACCAATTTACCAGCTTTCCGTTCTTTACCTTTCTGTTTAACAGTGATAGACTTGCCTGAGTAAAAGGCAGCTCTGATTGAAGCGTAGAACTTAAGTGCTGCACCTCCTGTAGTAGTTGTGTTATCTTTTCCAAATCCGACATTTAAAGCAGTTCTTAATTGGTTAATGTAAATCTGTGTAACTCCTAATCTATAGAATAATTCACTTCTGATACGGAAGTATTTGTAAAGAGCTTTTGCTCTACCTCCCATTTCAGCCTTACCCTCTACCATTTTAGAATCTATGTTATCTGCACAATCCATAGCAGCAATAGAATCTATCACTAAGAGAATCGGTTCATTATTAGTTAATTGAGAACGTAAGTAAATTGCTAAATCTGCTACTGCGTCAGAAATATACTCGATTCGAGTATCTGTTAATACCGTAACTTTTTCTGGGTCTACTCCATTAGCTTCTGCCCAAGAGTTCATCCAAGACTGTTCGGCATCTACCCATATAACATGCCCACCAAGTTGTTGACAAGTATATGCAAAGTTATATGCAATAAGGGATTTACCAGAGGATTCTTCTCCAGCTACTTCAAGTACTTTACCAAATGGTATACCACCACCAAAGGTATAATTGAGAGCAAAGAAAGTAGAGGGTAACCATAAGTTTGATTCTACTGTATCTGAAGCCAATCTCATGATACTACCATATTTCTTTAATATCTCATTTTTTGTTGGTACCTTTAAACCAACCTTAGTTTTCTTTGCCATATTAAATTCCTCTTGATTTTAAAATATTCATTGCCTGATTCAATACGTTTTTCTCTTCATCGGTAAACTTCATGAGACTACCCTTGTCGAATACAAGTTCTACTATGTGATATCCCATGAAGGGTACTTCAGACCTCTCTCCATTGGGTAATTCTACTTTGGCATACATCCATGATAATATCATTTCTGCCATAAGAGGGTCTACCAATTCCAATATTAAAACAGGATGTTCCCAAAATTGATTATTTCTGTATATTCCAGATTCTTTATATTTCTGTTTAACCCTTTCAGAAAAATCCCTCACCTTTGCATAATCAAAGTCTGGCCCAATATCATTAATTTCACAAAATCTTCTTATAATCTTTGACTTATCTTCATCTGATAAGTTTGCCCAATATTCTTTTGATACCATAATGTAATGTATTTAGACTAAAGAAGGTGATAACTGAACGAATCTAATTACCACCTTCGAATGAAACCATATATTAACTAACCTTTAAATGTCGGATTTGTAACGTTTCTTCTTTTTCTTTTTGGGTTCATCATCTTCCATATAATGGTCTCGGTGAATCCCTTTCTTTTTTGTCTTTTTCTTTGGTTTGTCATCATCATCATCTCCTCCATGATCTTCATTTAAGAACTTAGCAAGAAGTTCCTCCAGTTCATCGTAAGATTTAATTTGAGAACGAACTATACCTTCCAGGTCTACATTACCCTGGTACTTCTTGTCCAATTTGGTTGGTTTACAAGCCCGAGCAGAATAAGTAGTATCAAGCTTACCAGAACCAGAACGAATAATTTTGATATCGTATCCATTTCTTGGGTCTGTCATATCACCAGCTTCATCCTCATCGAGGTATAAGTCGATAATATCTTGATAAACAGAGCGTGGAACTAGAACTCCCTTATCTTTACCTTCGTAATCGAATTTAGTTCCCTTTTCATCTGCATATACCGGACCACCGATAACATATCTTCTTCTTGGTACAAGGGTTTTTGCAAGTTCCTTGTCATCCTCATCCTTTGAGTTTTTCAATTCCTGGTATTTTTCCATGAAAGGACATGGTTCATCAAAAGTAGCCGGAGATATTACTCCCCCCAAATTACCTCCAAGATAGAACTGAACAATTTCGATTCCCAATTCTTGGTCATCACCCGGAGATTTAATTCTCATTCGTAAAGTACCTTCTTTAGGGAATACCAACCCATTGCCGTTTCCCTTAGATTCTAGCTGTTTCTTTCTAGCCAGCATCTTTTCTTTTGTAGAAAGTCCATCTGATGAAACTTTCTTCTTTTTCTTCTTGTCAAGTGCCATATTAATCGTTATTATTTGGTTCTGAGTAAATTACCTCATTCATACTTAACACCGTTAAAGTGTTCTTTTCCAAAAGTTGTTGTAAGCCAGGAGTAAGCTTATCAGTTTCAAATTCCATTTCCTTACCTGCATACAAACCATAGGTAACTATTCTACCTATTTGCACCAAGTCCCGATAAGTTCTATATTCTTCGGTAATCTCCCCGAGTTTAACTATAACTCCCTTACGGGGAACTCCCTCTTTTACTTGTTCCGGGATAATAAGCCCAGAACGAGTTTGGTTTACTTCTTTTGGTGATAAGATAAGAACCCTGTTTTCAGTTGGACATCCTGGTAATTGTTTGTCAAACTGAGCTGCTACCATAGCAGAAATGAAAGATAGTGAATAATTCATATTCTTAATTTGTTTTTAAAAGTTAGTAATTACTTATAGTTATTATTGTTGCTTCCTCATGTTGGCATTAATAGTCCTCAAGATATTCTCTCTAGACTCATAAGCTCTACATATTGAAATATACTTGTTAGCCTTTTCTACTGCTTTTAAATACCGTTGATATATTGACTTATACTTGGGAGATATATTAGCCTTATGAGCAACGTAATCATTATTGAACCTTTCATTAGATTCTTTAATAAATATCCAAGCAGCAGAATAAGCTTCATCCTTTTCTCTTGCTAGAGCATCCCTTTCTTTAATATACTTATCTCTTAATGAGCAAAGTATATAATAACTAGTTGGGGATTCCCTTAACTGAGAATTAATGATATTTTCATTAATGGATAATTCCTTAGCAATATCTATGGTTATGATATTACCTTCGAATTTAACCCTTAGTTTCTTCAGTTCCGTTTTCATGTACTTTCAATAAATTCTTAAAATCTTCTTTTGAATATTTACCTTCTTGAATTGCTTTAGATACCTGAGCAAATGCACAATGGTATGCAGTATCTAAACCAGGCAAGTGAAGAATAGATTCATACTTACCAATTATATCGATTAAAGCTTTGAATCTTAAATCACATAAATTATCTGTTCCTCCTCTATCTACTAAAGTCATAAACAGAGCCCAATAAATATGAGTAGCATCTTCATAAGCTAACCTTGCATCTTCGTCCTTCATTACACCAAATGCCAAATCCTCTAATAGTTTGAGATTTGATTGAAGTTGCTCTATCTGAGACCTAACTCGGTTGAATACCATTTTATCTCTACCGACTAATCTCAAATTACATAGGTCTAATTGACGATTGAGATTTTGAATAGAGAACTCTAAGCAGGCAGATATCATATAGGTTAAAGATGATAGCCTATTTGTATTCATTATTTGTTCTTCAGTTGCCATAGTTTATAATATTTTATTATTTATGTTGTCATAGTATCCTCTTTCTTCACTTCTATATGTGATTTTGGATTTTCTTTATGATGAAGATACCTATTACAACCTGGGCACTTAACTAATTTACAATCAGCAAAAGTGGATGAATCTACTTCTGAGTAGTCATATTCAAATTCACAATCACAGTATGGGCATTTAGCTCGGTAAATCGTGGGTCCGTTCAAAATCTTTTTCATAAGCCTTCATTTGTTTATTAAATCTCTCTTTAAATTGCTTAATATGGATATGTTTATATTTCTTATGTTCAGCCATATATTCCTCTACTGAGAAATCGGGTTGTAACATCTTATTATAATCATACCCAGGGATAAAGGGTAATTCCTCTGCCATAGTTCTACCAATGGTAAAGTCCATGTCCATATCAACATCATCAACTTGAAATCCGAAATACCTTTTCGTACTTGGGTTACGTAGGATATTCCAGATTGTATATACAGTCCAGGTGTTAATATCTTGAGGTTTAGAATACATATATACAGCATCATGTACTGTACAAGCTTCTTTCATCATGGGTAATTTACCTTGTCTCATTAACCAATAAACAAGGATAGCTCCAAAATTTGTCATATTTGCTGCAGCACCTTGACAGGGGAAGTTAAGACCTAAACGAATTGCATAAGCAACTTCTTGCTTGTCATTTGAATATATTTGTGGGAGTCTTCGTTTAGTACCAAATAACTGTGTGTAATACCCATGCTTACGAAGGAATTTCTCTTGTTTCTCTTTAAACTTCCTAATCTTAGGATGTTGACCAAAGAATACTTCCATTTCCTTTGCTGCTTCTTCTGGTGTAACTATAATACCTGCTTTTGGGTCAGATAATTTAACTGCTAGCAATTTATTACCAATTCCATAAATAAGTCCAAATGCAATCTGTTTAGCTTGCTTTCTCCTTACCTTCCATAACTTATAATCGGGATGTGTTTCATCTTCATAAGCTTTACTTGCTTCTTCGATTGATACACCGTATTTTGCTGCTGCTATACCAAGATGAGGGTCTACTCCCTTGGCAAATGCTTCCAAATAAGTTTCGTCTCCAGATAGATGAGCCATCATTCTTAATTCTGCTTGAGAATAGTCGAATGCCATATATAAATATCCCGGAGGAGCAACTAATTGTTTCTTGATATTGGGGTCTACCGATGTCTTTGGTATCTGCTGCATATTTGGGTCTGCAGAACTAAACCGATTAGAGTCTGTACCATGTATATTATACCTACCGTGTAATCTAGAATCATCTTGTACCTTTTCCCACCATCCATAAATATAGGTCTTATACATTTTCTCTAACCCTCGTAATTCAAGAAGCTTATCAAGGAATATTGCCTTTGGTGAATCTGGCTTTTTAATCGTTAACCTAAGGTTAGTAAGAGTTTCTTCATCAGTACTTGGTTTACCAGATTCATTATCCTTAATCACATCAAAATGAAAACCATCATCCGAATACATCAATGCAGGTAAATCAACTGGACTACCCAAATTAATGGGTCTTATTAATTCTTGTTCCTTTTTAGTTGTGAATATACCTGCCTTGATATTTGAAATTTTCTGTTCCCTTGATGCAATCTTACGTTTATCCTTTGGGTCATTATAATCTAACTCTTCAAGTTCGTCTTCAATAGACTGAATATATTTATCAATCTTTTCTTGGTTATACTTCTTTTCGAATTTCTTTACTCTTGGCAAAGCGTATATTGCGTCTCTAGCAGCATCTATTTTTGGTTTATATTCTTCCAAAAGCTTTTTATTGAACTCAGTATCTAGATATAAACCCTCCTTTTCTACCGATGTTAGTACTCGTGAATTACACATGAATAAATTACGGAATACCGAATACATACCTAAATCCACCAACTTCTTCTCAAAGAATATCATTAACCTAAGAGTATAATCTGTATCTTGACACCCATAATGGCAAAGTGGGTCTAATTCTTTTTTATCCCAAGGTATTTTATCAAAAGCATCTTGTTTCTCATAATTACCATGCTCAGGCAAATACCTTCTTACCATTGATTTTAGGTCATGGGGTTTTTCCTCATTAAGAACATATTTTGCAAGCATACCATCTAAACAAGTACCCCTATAGAATATTTGATACTTTTGGTTTATCTGGTCATCAAACTTCCAGTTCCATGCAACCTTTACAATGTCATAATTCTCGATTACCTCTTCCCCAAATTTCTTTAGCATCTTTTTCCAATTCCAACCCGGTGAAGTATAATCTTTTGTTTCGAAATGGTCTAAAGGAATGGAAGCACCAAACCCTGGCATCCAGGATACTGAGAGTATAGTTGGCTTAAAACCCTTATTATATATTGGTTCTGCATTTGTTTCGTAGTCACAGCAAGCATAACCTGTAGCTTTACAACAAGCAATAAGTTTCTTAAGCTCTCTCTTGTTTTTTATTATTGTATACCGTGTCTCCATTATCTAACTCCTTTCAATACCCGATGAATAAAGTACCTAGAATATCCATACTTAATGGATATTTTCTTTATACTAATACCCTTTTCTTTATGGTCTATCATTATTAGATTCCTCTCTTTATCAGAAAAAGTATGTATATAATTAGAGCCCTTAAAACCTAATTCATAATTATGTTTTAAATTTTCTGACCTTGAAACCGCTCTTAAATTAGATACTCGATTATCGGTTTTTATACCATTTATATGGTCAATATCATACCCATTTGGTATATTACCAATCCAAGCTTCGTATACTAGCCTGTGTATATAAAACCTCTTTCTAAAAAGTGTACATTGTAAATAGCCATTAGATTTTAACGATACATACTTTTTTCTCCAAGTATTAGAAATCACGGTAGTAGTACCTTTCCTACCTTCTCCTTTCCCTTTAACTCCTACTCTTTTAATAGAAGTAAAAAGGATACCCCTTTTAGATATATAATATCCAGGGTATCCTTTTATATTTGAATACTTAGTAGTCATCTTTCAAATCCTCTAAATTACAAGATAAGAAATGCCAGTCTTTTTTGTATATATGTAATGAATCTATGGTATGATATAGATAACCTGGTTTTACTCCTACCTCTTTAGCTACGTATTCCATAAGTCTCCATGCAAGGTATACGTCATTACCAAAATGAATTATAAAATCCGAACTTCTTTGATGATAGCAAATGTGTAATACCTTCTCTCCTTTACCATTCTGACGGATAAGGAAATCATAATACATTGAGCAAGGTATACGTTTACTTCCATCAAGGAATCTTAAATCTGTACCATGGAATATAGGGAGTACTGCTTTACGAGTATCATTATCCCTCTTAAGAAGTTCAATAACTGATTGCATTGCTAAATCACAGTTAAAAGAAGTACTACCATAAATGTCTAACGAGTTCCAAATACGCTCTGGGTAGGTGTAATCAAACTTTTTACCATTTGGACCCTCAACTAAGAATTGTTCCCATAAGTCTTTCCTTAACTCCCAAGCTGTACCGGGATTTAAACCATACCAACAAAGCCTTTCTCCTAACTCTGCATCTGCCCATTCTCTTGAATGTGAAAATACAAATAACCATACTGGGTCTCCGAGTGAAGTCAAGCAATATTGTTGGCAAATGAGTTCCTTTGTTTCAAATTCCTCTTTACCTTCAATGACTTTATTCTGATAGGTCTTTGGTTTTACAGTTTGACCATAACTGTTGAGTTCTCTGCCAAGTTCTGACATTAACTCAAAAGAATTACTGTAGATTCTCATTCTTCTGTTTCTTTAAAAGTTTCTTCTTATATGCTTTACGTTGAGAATAGGATATCACATTTTCTGGATATTCTATATCTTCATATTCTAATAGCAAGTCCTTTGCTAACAAAGCTTGGTATTCGTATAAGTCCGGACGAAGTACTTTAAAACTCCTAAAGAATACCTTAAATGAAGACCATTCCTTTTCTGTACCATTTTGGATTTTCTTATAAACTTCTTTAACTCTTTTAGTCCAAGGATTATCTATACCCTTAATTACTTTCTTAAGAGGTTTATAAGCCGAGTACATTAAGAGTGTCTCTACATTCCCATACATTTGAGTCGCAAATAGGTTGATTTGTACTGACTGGTCCGGCCCATACACATATTCGGCCATCCGTTGAATTAATAGGAAGTCGAATATTAACCTCTTTGTAATCTCTGATGCTCTGATTACCATTGTAATAACTGGGTTGTCCTCCTGAAATCTCTTGGAAAAAGTTGCAGCAATTAAACATTGTTTACCGTTATCATGGTGATTATTGAACATATACGTAACATTGTAATTCTGATTATATTTGTTCTTCAGGATTCTTAATTTGCTACGTAAGAGGTCTAACTTATTAAAATCGATATAATTATTCAATAAGCTCGTCCACTTAGTTTCTTTGTAATTAAAACACCTGCCATAATCAAAGTCTGGGTCTACCAATGCTTTACGTATTTTTATAAACACATTGTATGCTACTGCAACTCCACTGTTTGCAGTAGCACCCTTATCAAAAAGAACGGGGTCTAATCTTAAGAAAGCCTCGTTCAATTTCTCCCATGCCTCTTGTGAAGTAGCAAACTCCAAAGAGTGGAGGGTCTCCTCCGTATTAGATTGAAGACCCTCTAATTTTCTATTCCATCCACTCATCAGTAATTTGTTTTTTGTCTCCAGAGGTTAAGTCTTTGTTTCTTAAAGAATAACCTATAGATTGATTCATCTGAAAATCCTTGTAATCCCAAGAATCCCATATATAGGTAGAAAGCTTTTACCAAAGAATACTGAAAATCTAATTCCTTAGTCATTACCTGGGTTTGTTTCCAAGGTCTACACTTAAGAAGATTCCTTGCAATATTCAATTCATATACTACATTGAATAATAATACCTTCTCTTCTTCGTGAGATGCTTCACTTAAGGTATTAAACCCAGGAGTATAATCTTTTACTGATTCATGGTCTTCATCAATCATATTAAACCGATTAACTAAACCAATACTACCTTCGGTAACCATGGCTATACCCAGTGTAATTACGTCCTTCAATTCCTTTACTTTGAAGTCAGAGTAATCGACTACGTAAGACGTCCCCCAGGAGAAGATATCTTCTGGTAGTATATTTGCAAAGTGGAACAAAGTGAATAGGAATCCCAGAGCATCTCCCTGTTCTTCATTGGCATTCTGCAAATGGTTGAGTACCTGAGTATATTCATCCTCTGTTAACTGGTCAATATTCCATCCCCACTTGTGGCATATCTTTACTACCTCAGAGGTAGATTCATAACCCTCCATTAGTTCTTCGATAACCCGGGCAATAAAATCCTTAAGAACTACCTGATTTTGATGATTATTGATATCAACCGGATAATCCGGTAGCTTTTCTATTTGCCTGTAGCCATCTAATTGTTCTAACGAAAGAGAATACATAGATTGTAAATACGTACCTACTTCTAAAGAAGGTACGATTTCCTTGATATTACGTATGTCCATTACTTACTTCCTGTTGAATTAAATCCACCTTCACCTCTTGTTCCCCACATTTGAGATTCAGAATAAAATTCTTCTGATTGAATCTCCTCGGGTTCTGTGAGATAGATTGGTACATGAATAAATTGGGTTGCTTTCTCATCCACCTTTAGAGTCTGTATTACTCGACTGAGATTGATTATACCAATATGAATCTCTCCTACATAAGGAGAATCTACAATCTCTGCAGTATACAGAAGACCTTTTTTAGAAGCAAGCCCAGACTTATTAGCTGCCATGAGCATAGACTCTTGAGGTTCGATAAGAGGTTTAATACCTGATGGGATAAGGATTCTCCCTCCCGGGTAGATTTGAATATCAGTTACGAAGTTGGTAGTTGTATTTACTCCCAATACAAAATCTGGGGTAAAATTATTTGGAGACTGGTTTGCCTCGATTTGAATCAATTGTTGAGGGTCCAAGTTTCTTGGGATATAGAAATCCAAACCTGCATCACCTGCATTACCTCTCGAGGGAGTCTTTACGTCTCTTACTTTAATAAATCTGAATCTGTTCATAATATATTACATTGTTTTAAAAGTTGTCCAAAGGTTAATCCTCTTTGAGGAGTTACTCTGAGTGAATGACAGAATCTTTCTACGTCATATTCACCCTGCATAAACAAATCAGCAAGAACATCGTCCTGCCGTACATAATAATTTGGGTTATTAAGATATAACTTAAACATTGCCCATATCATTCTTAACTTACCTACTTTTCCCATTGCATTCTTTATAAAGTTCTCTAATACGTTTCTTAGGTACTTCAAATTTCTCAACTGTCTTTGAGATAATTTCTTTTCTGTCTTTCCCTTTCCGAATCAAGCTTCGGATGAATTTCTTGATACCAACCGTGTCTTCTAATACATCCAAATCTTTGTATTGATTCTTCTGTTCTAATTCTTTCCTTGTAATGTTCAAGTTCTGGGACATCTTGAATGCACACAGTTCTGAATCTCCGCATAATTTACATTCTTTAGTGGATAAATCATACCCAATACCAAAGCATGGGTCTCCATTACTCCCCAACTGAGAGATATCCAATGGTGTTAGGATATCCTGCTTGGTTAAGTCTGGAAGCATTTGTTTTTTCTTTGCCATAATTATTCATCTATTTTTCTTTCTGTTAGGCTTATAACTGAATCTCCAATCTTCAATTCCGACTCATACAGTGGTAAGTAGGAATGTCCAATTGCATTAATAAATAGTTTCCTGATATCACCCAAGTGTTGTGAGTAACGAGAGTCAGTATAAGTTAGTACTCTAACCTGCAGTCCTGAACAGAAAGATAAATCGAAATATACCTTGTATTCATGAGCCATTACCTGAACAGATTGTATATCTGATATCCATACCAGGGTAGTACAGTTAAAAACATGAAGAGGAACCAACTCTTCTCCAATTCTAAGTATCTTATCGATAAATTCCTTATATAACTTAGTAATCATAACTCTTAAGTGTTACATTTTGATATTTACAATGAGGACAAGTCCAATCTTTAGTATGCCAAGGACCTCTTAAATCATTTATCTCGCTCTCTTTGAATTTCTTCTTGCAATGATGACATTTGTATTTGTATACATCATAATCATACTGAGATGAATATAGATAAAGTATTCCGATTATCACTCCCAGTACTGTTAGTATTAGTAGTAAGTATTCCATATCATTAAATTAATGATTAATAATGCCCTATGTCCCTCTATTAGATTAATTACTTCCTCCTACCGGAAAAAGTAATTATCCATAGTACTTAATAGAACAGATTAAGTAAGGTATTCTCATAAAGAATGAATAGGATGATTCTTCCATATCTTCTCTAACAGAATAACTTTTAATTCTTGTTTTTGATAATACTGCTTCCTATGTTTACCATGCCTATTAAGATAAGGACCTGGATAATGTAAGTCATCAAGGTAAACCTTTTTCTTTGAGGAATCAGTTCTAACCAAACGACCAAGGAACTGAATAGATTTTTCTTGGCTATCCATACTGGCAGCATTAAGTAAATACCTAAGCTTAGGAAAGTTTTTACCTCGAGCAATGATTGTGGTTGATACTAAGATATCAATCTTACCTTCCCTAAAATCCTTCATTATTTGTTGTCTTATCTTTGAAGGAGTATCTACATGCACACAGGCAATATTATATTTGCTTCCTAGTTTCTTTTTAAAGTATTTGCATAAATTCTCACAGTGTGCAATAAATTTACATACTACGAGTGCAGGATATCTATCTTGTTTAAGATTCCATTTAAGTCGAGAATAAACCATTCTCTTTGCATACTTATTGAAGGTAATAGAATCATCATATACTTCCTTATAGGATACTTCTTCTGATTCCCAATTACCATACCAGGGTTTACTTGGTACCATCTTTACAATTGTACGAGTTGAATAACCTTTCTTAATAGAATCCTTAAGTTTAAACTCCGCAAGTACTTTACCAAAAAATACCTCAAGATTCATATTCTTTACTTTATCCTTGGCAAGCTTACTCATATAAATGGTACCAGATAATCCTATACGAACTCTGGTATTAAATAAACGAGTAAGTACATTTTGATATTGCTTACTACCTGCTTGGTCAGCCTCATCTACCAAAACCATATCTACCTTTGCCAATTCATTTTGATAGAATCTCATGTTACGAGAAATAGATTGAACCATACCAATGGTAAAATTACTCCAATTTAATACTTTACCTTGAACAAATGTAATCTGTTCTCCTGGTAGGTATTTCTTAAATTCATCTCTAGCTTGATTCAACCAGTCAGAGTCATTAGTTATTAGCAAAGTCTTTAACTGCTTCTTATAGGATAAATAAAGAGACGACATGATAAGAGTTTTACCTGCATTAACGGTGTAATCTAAAACACCAATCTGAAAAGGTACCTTACCTACCTTGTTATTGATTACTGCTTTAACGGCCTTCTCTTGTTCTGGTCTTAATTTATATTCTCCTACCTTCGTAACAACTTCATTGACTTTAGGTAAGGGTTGTCGCATATCTACAACTTTAGGTTTAATTCCATACTCAATACACTTTTCATATACTGCAGGAAGTAAACCTATTTTAAATTCACCATGCTTATTAACGTAATGAATTTTACCATCCCAGTTCTGCATACCTCTTTGCCTTGTACGTAAGTAGAAAGCATTTGGATGACGAATGGCAAACTCTGCATAGAGTTTCTGTGCGAACTTAAGAGGTAAGTCAAGTTCGCACATATTCCCATTCTGTATAATTATCCTGCTCATTTGATAATTACAGTTACACCTTTCTTAGTAGAATCATCTACTCCCATAGCTTCCTTGATAAGCTTAATGTGATGTTCTTCATCGGCAATTAACTTATTCAACAAATACATCACATCATCATAATCAGCCCGTTCACTATATAAGGCTAGACTATTCATAATTTTCTTATAATTGCCAATGGTCTCTATCTCAGAGTTCCAGGCAATCTTCAAAGCACTTTCAGGAGAAAAACCTATTTCCACTTTAGGATAGATATCCATAACAGAGTCCTGTTCATGAGGGTCTGCTTTCTGTAAGAAATCCGATAACTTGTCGTAATGTCTCATTTCTACCAAACCAATACCAAGCATTAACTCTGCAATGGGTTCAAACCTTGACGACTGTTGAGTATACATAAGGATAGCACTAATCTCAGAGAAAGGTTTATCCTTTAGTGCATCCTTGAACATATTAACAATATCCTCTGGCCAAGGTTCAATGTCCTTGAAATCAGGATAATCTACTGACTGGTCCGAATACTTGAGGACATCAATAAAAGCATTAGCTGCATCCTCTACTCTGTTACCTAAAAATTTTAAAGCTTTCATAACGTTATGTTTTAATTATTAATCTTATCCCAGAGAGAGCCCTCAACTTGAGGTTCCTCTAAGGATTTTTTATTCTTATTTTTATATAAATACTTATTATACCTTTCTACTGCTTTATCAGTATATAATTGAGCAATATCGGGTAGACCATTACACCATGCTAGAGATTCAAACTGAGCATCTATGAAATCCTTATAATCCCAACCTTCTTCCTCTAAGAATGCTGCTACATAAGCAAAGTGAACATACTTTTCAGGATTCTTTTCATATGATTCATATATACCAGTTGCTTTAGCAATCTTACTTACAAAGTAATCATGTACCTTAGCAGTGAGTTCTAAATCTGCTGACTGTAATTTAATCTCAGCTTCTGTTTGATTAGTAATGTTATCCTGCATGGATATTAACCTTTGCATAACATTACGATAATCTGTCATCCTCTTTAAACCAGTCTCAATGTATTTAATAAATCCTTCCCGAGTATCAAATTTAAAATCCTCACAAAAGGTATTACATATCTCAGCAAGCTTTTTACATAAAGCCCATTCCCTTGTATTACTTTCGTTTATTTTACGAACTCCTCTATGCTTAAGCTTTATACGAGTAGCATATAATATATCGGCAACAAGGGAAGCATTACCCTTAGATGCTAGTAATATATTAGTTACTTTCTTAGTTGTCCCTTTATTAGAAACAACCACTGCTCTAGTATTTATTGCCTCTTTTCGTGCAATAACAAAAAAAGCCTCAACTGGGAAGTTATCTACCTCTAGGGTATTTAATATTTCCTCAAATTGAGACTTAGTAATGTGAATGCTGGGTTCTCTCATTTTATCCTATTACAAACTAAAACTCCATTAATACAACCTTCGTTATTATCTATTGGGCATTCCTTTCCATAAAGGTTTTTAGTAGGAGAACCGAAGTTTACATAGTATGAACCTCTATTTGTACCTACATACCAAGTAACATTTTCTGGTAAATTTAAAGTATAATCTCTAACTTTACCATCAACCATCTCACATCTGAAAACCATATTCTTCCTTGGTTGGGGTTTTTCAAACCAACTTACAACTGGGAAGAAATATCCCATAATTAAAAGAGCAGCCAAAACTATTGAAGTCTTAACTACATAATCGATTATCTTCATCATATCATTAATATTTTAAGTTATATAATATAATAGGTAATCCTTACTCCAAAGAGTTTCGGATTTGAATTAAATCTTGATAACTTTGATACCTTGTTTGATATACTAACCTAAGAGTTTCCTTTCTCCCTAAATCGTTTACATCTTTTCCTTCTGGTAAAAACACCACCTTGACTTTTTTATAGGCAACAAGTTTGAGCGCAAGATTGATTGCGTATTTCTTGGCGTCTGGGTCCAGCAATATAATAAATCTTTCGCATGAGGATTTAAGTAATTCATTGACTTGATATCCAGATATAGCTTTACCCATTGTGGCAATTCCTCTATCTCCAATAGTAAGGGCATTGAGTGCACCTTCACAGATGTATACCGACCTATACATCTCCAACGCATCATAATTAAATATGATAAATTCTTTGCCAACTCCTGTGATATCTTTGTTAGGGTTGTTATACCGAGGACCTTGCCCGATAACATTTCTCGCGTTATAATATCTAAGTTGTCCTCTGTAATAAAAGGGTATAATGAGGTACCCAAAGTAAGCCCCCTTTGTCGCATAGCCAATTCCATGCTTAGACAACTCAGAGATGACAAAGCCACGGCTCTTGACATATCCTCTAATGCTTTTTGCAACTTGTGACTGGCCAAGGTTAAGGATTCTGAATCCTTCGGGTAGATACAAAGGCTTAGCTTCTGCAAGTTCAACCTTTTCTTCGTGAAATTCAAGCTCATCAAATTTTCCACTATTTAAGAAATTAATTAGTTCATGGTATGTATCGAATCCTTCTATATCCATAACCAATTGAGAAGGATTCGGATGTTCATTACATCTAAAGCAATTGGTTCTATACATTGATAAGTTAACTCCCATTTTTAATCCCCTATGACAGTATGGGCATACTGGGAGTTTCATCCAGCCATGTTTATAATCAAATGCTCCAAGTCTTTTAATAAAGTAAGTCTTAAGTCTAGACTTAAACTGATTTGTTATTTTCATGGTTTCTAATTGCTTTACGAATTACCTTTCGGATTCTTTTCAAATCCTCAACGTCTAAGTTACTGATAGAAGTTGTTTGCCAACCATTATGAGATATTTCTAAAGCTAATCCATCAGTCCATCTGTCTTTTACTACTTCTACATTTTTAGTTCTCATTCCTCTTTTTCTTTTTACCACGGATTCTACAATAGGTTCTCGTACAATACTTATTATAATACTGAGCCCTCTTTCTACCTCCTTTGTGTGAAAATATAGCTCTTCGAGGTTTCTGTCGGGTTTCCCACCAATGCTCGGTTACCCAATCATGAATGCCGAGTTTGCATTTATATATCTCCAGTTGTCCTTTCCCTTTTCTTGGAATCAGCATCAGGATTACCTTTCTTAAAAGATTCTTCAAGTTTCTTACCATATACTTCATCATAATTCTTTCTTTGTTCTTTAGTAAACTCTGTACATCTTTGCCTTTCTACATCACATTTGAATAAAGCCCTACCCGAAGGAAGACCATCTCTTTGTACTACAATCTCTGAACGAAGGATATTATCTTTCTCTTCTTGCTCTGTACTGTTAAGACCCATAATGAATTGAGCATTACGTACAATGGCAATAGAACCAGATATATCGTTCTCATCATATTTAGTTGCTTGGTGTTTCTTACCTTCACGAGTAATATGATGAGCAGTCCATACAACATCTAAATGCAAATCCTCAGCAAGGTTCTGTAAGTCAATATATACGTTTGAGATTCTATCGAAATCCTCTTTATCCTTTGCAATAGAAGCAAGCTTCCCTGCATAGTCAACCATTAGTACCTTAATATCAATTCCCTGACTCCTAAGAGTAAGTATTTTCTCCCTTATATAATTGCAGTCGGTAATCAATGCAGGTACTCTTTCAACGATTAATTCAACTCCAAACCTTGCAAGTTTCCTTAAATGCTTAGCCTCAAGTTTATCATAATCTCCAGTATATAACTCCTTCTTAGTTTTATTAATACTTGATTGAATGAAACGGTCCATAATTTGTTCTTGACCATTTTCTGTATCAACATAATAAACTGACTTCTTCATTCTAAGATAACCTCTTGCAAGGTTTACCATAAAGAATGTTTTCTTTGCTTTAGGTTTATCTAGGATTACATTGATTGATGCACCTGGGAATCCTCCTGCATTGGTTAAATCATTAAGTTGCCTAAATGGACAGGGTACTACTGAAGGTTCTGCCTGTCTTTTAAATTGACGTTCTGTAACATCCCGAATCATGAATAAAGGTTCGTCCTCCTGTTTAGGTCTACTTCTTTGTAATACCTTCTCTACCTTTCTTGAGTATTCTTCGTATTGTTCGAAGTTATCTAAGTCAAATGAATCATTTAAATTCTTCATTTCAACATAGGTAGAGAACTGATAGATTTTCTCTTTAATATATTCTGAATCGGATAGTTGAATTGAATAAAGGTTTTTGATAACCTTCTCAATGTTTGGGATATCGTCCTTAGTAACCAGGTCAACATAGTTTTTGGATTCTAGCATTTCTCTGAGTACTTGTTTAAGGACATTCTGTGATGGTATCTTTCTTTGCTTCTTAAAGTATTTAAGTATACCTTCACATATTAAGGAATGTTCGATAAGTACTAAGTAGCTTGGTTTTATTCTGCTTAGTACTAAACCTCCTTCCTTATCTTGAATGATGAACCTGAGAATCTCTAACTGGAAGTCAGGTGCAAAACTAAATTTAATTTTATTCTTTTTCATACATTATTATATTGCAATATTATATACTAATAGATTTTGATAGTCCTCATGTAGTTCTGAACTCATGTCCACAATATCTAGTCTTCTTATCCTC